TCGTTTGCCTTTCAAACAAACAGACATAGATGGTTGAATCCGATGTTCTTTTATTTCATTATTTACAATCATTAATAAAGCAATAACTGTTTCAACCATTTTTCAGTTTCCACTTTCTCGAACTTTATCCTTCAATTCTTCAATATCTGCTAAGGCTTTCTCTAATTGTTTTTCAACATGGGTAAGCATAACTTGATTATGAATATTCTTATCTAAAAGTTCTTGATGTTTTTCAACTGTTTCATAAAGATCTTCCAAAAGTAAAAACTGTTCTTTGTCCACAGTTGTTTGTTCACTAGCTTTTAAAAGATCAGCGTTCATAAGCTCACGGCTTGTCTCCAAACTTGTCAGTCGTGCAGTTATTTCTGTATATGCAAAAATACCCATTGATACAGCAATAATAATACCAACCATATTTTTTATTGGCATAGCGACTGATGTTTCCGAACTAACTTTCATCCACTATTTTTTCCATTTAATCCAACTCGATTTTCTATTTTATGTTGAGTTCTTTCTAATACTTCTAATCGTGCTAATACAGTAGCGGCTTCTCTTGCTCTACGTTCCATGACATCTGGAGACATCATCTTTGCAATCACATCTAATCGTTGTTGTGTTGTGCTTTGTGTGTTTTCAAGTTTGTCTGCACGACCATCAAACTTGCGCATACGACTTTCCATATCTTTAAGAATCTCAGTCAAACGCTGTATTTGATTTTTAGCAACAGCGGCAGCTCCAGCCATACTTACAATTATACCGCCTATTGTTGCTAATAATTTTATATCTACAGACCCATCCATCATTCTGTACGCCCAACTAATCTAATGTAATCGATAACATATCCTTGTGATGATGGAAAAGACCGAGCAGATCTTTCTTCTACTTCAAGAATTGATGATGCATTTCTTATTGGAAAATAAAGTACATTTTCAAAATCTTTACTAATACCTGATTGTTCCTCGTCCCAATCATCACCATTACGGATTGTTTCTCTTACATGTTTATTGTAAACACCTATTTCATAATCGCTCATCCACAGTTTCCTGACATACAACGATTTATCCAAATCAAATAAGCAACTCCTGAAAAGAAAACAAGAACTAAAATAAGTTTTAAACCTTCGAGAAGTATTTTAAATATTTTGTTCCATGCTTCTTCACTAGCTTGATTTTCTTGTTTAGCCAATTCCTTAGCTTTTTTCTTTGCTTGTTTACGTTCTTCCAAAAGTCTTTCACGAGTTTCAAGTATTTCATCCCAAGTACCTTCACCAAATTTATTATCAATACGAATCCCTAAATTTTGTATTTTTCTATCTAATTTTTTTTGCTCAAGAACCATTGCCGCAACATTGCCGACAGATAATTCATCAGATTCATCTTCTTGTGTTGTTTGATTAAAGAAAGCTTGTAATCTAGTTTTAGGTTTTTTAGGTTTTTTATTTACTACTTTTGATACCTGGTCTTTTACATGGAATAACTTATCTAAACCACTATACAAAGTAGTTGCATTTTCTGCTGTATCTACAGCGGCTGAAACCATTTCAACTGTTTTCTTAGCTAAAGCAAAAATAGCTACTGATTCAGCAACAACCATGCTTCACCTTTTTACAGCTTTGCTTTCTCTGCCGCTATCAAATCACGATT